GCCTCTCATGTGTGTCCATCTTTTCATCAATCCTTCTATGGATTTCCTTGCATGTCTCCATATCCGTCATGCTCCACCTCCTGCTTGTAATTCTCGCTCTCCAATAGCTTTAAGCTGAGTCTTTTTATGATCTCATCCTGCTTTTGGATCAGCAGGTTTTTCTCCTCCAACTGATCCAGAAGCTCAAGGTATGTTTTAACCATTTAAAAGTGCTGTGAGTTCTTCATATTCGGCTTGCGTTATCCTATTGTTTAGAAGAAATATATCCAAGTTTAATTGCATCTTGTCTTTATCATAATTTCCGTTCGCTATTAACTTTTTACAATAAATGTAGGTCATTTTACATTCTCCTTTCTTATGCCAACCCTAACTCCACCATAGATAGGCGAAAATCTAAGTCAAGCATGTACTCAATTTCCTTTTCTTTTTCCCACTCTTGCCTTGTGTACTCAGAGACTTTGTACTTATAATATGTCTGCACCTTGCCTTCTTCGTCAGCTCTCTCGTTCTCCTGAATTTCAGAATTGACATACACTGTTGTAGGGCTGCTTATGTCATCAACAGCTACAGGCATATCTACGCTTTCGGAGTAGTACGATTTCATATTTCCCCAACTCCTTTCTTGAATATCTTCTTACTATGTTCTTAAGTTCTTTGATATTTACATACTTCACAAACCTGCTCTCGAAAAACCAACGTGAGTCAGAGTGTTTTATCCACCCTAAGTAACTAAGCATTGCGGCGGCATCTTTAAACCGTGCAAATCCTCTTTTCCATATCCAATAGGCTTTTCTTGATATTCTATACATCAGACTTCTTCTCAAGGTTGTCTTGAACCTATAGAACCTGAATCCCATGAAATCTAAGGCCCTGCAGCTGAGTCTAAATACCTGCCAATTCTTTTTTATCTTTAATCCCATGTTTCTTAAAAATTCCATAATCTTTCTTACAGCCAAATGAAGCAGTTTCTTATTAGAGCTAAATAGCACCTTGTCATCCATATACCTGACGTAATATTTAATTTTAAGCACTTGTTTAATAAACCAGTCTAAGGGCTGCAGGATCAGATTAGCAAGCCATTGACTAGTCAGATAGCCGATAGGCAAACCCTTAGGATAACTATCAATTATCATATCCAGGAGCCATAATAGATTAGGGTCTTTTATGATTCTTCGGATTGATTGTTTCGCCAGATCATGTGAGATTGATTCGTAGTACTTGGTAATGTCTAATTTTGCTACATACTTGGTATTCTTCTTGTCTTCCCGTATCCACTTCTCAATTTTTGGTTTTGCATAGTGGATTCCTTTTCCTGGCATGCTCCCACAAGAATATGTGTAGGCCCCTCTCTCGATTAAAGGTTGTATCTGTAAAATCACCGCCCAATGGATAATCTGATCCGGAAAGAAATCAATTTTCGTTACTTTTCTCTCTTTTTGTCTAGCCCCTTCTTTGACAATAGTTTCCTTGTATTCACAAGGCCGGTAGCTTTTTGATATTAACATTTCCCTTATCAGTTCTACATGCTTATCGACATCTTCTAGCACTTCAACTACTTCTCTTCTCGGTTTCTTATCCTGGGAGGCTTTGTCTATAGCCGCCTTTATATTTTCCCGGGTTATAATCTTCTCATATATGTGTTTAGCAGTCTTCATTTATGCCCTCACTTAGTTGTATTGCTGGTATTTCTTATAGCCTCAAGGCCTTTCGAGAATAAACCTACTAAGCCCTGCCAGTTGCGGCTTTATTTTTACGCAGTGGTAAGGAAAACAACGTGCAATAAGTTTTGTAAATCTTCTATAAGATTGGAGAGCGCAGCGCCAATGTTCGAGGTCGCAACCGACAGCGGATTGTTCAGATTCACCGTCGACGCACCACACAGGCCACCATTGTTACGATTGCCACCGACAAGCGCCGCGCAGGCACGTTGATTCCCTGTATATATTTTATTCAGTTAACAAGTTGCTATTGGGGGCTGGCCGCCCCCTGGCCCCCGCTAACTGGCGTTCTCAAGAAAGGAGAGCGCAGCGCCAAGGGCCGAGGGCGCAACCGACAGCGGAAAGTACAGAAACACCGTCGACGCACCACACAGGCCACCAAAGGGCCGAGCGCCACCGACAAGCGCCCACTTTATCGTAGAACCAATCGTGTACCACATTCCATCACAGTAATATTGTGTTGCACTTCCACCGGTCTCTCCGGGCACAAATCCTGTTTCTGGATCTGTTTTTCCTGAAATTATATAACTTCCAGATGCGCCTGTGGGAGTGATTCCTGTTGGGATATAGCCAGCTGGCATGACATTTTCACCAGGTAACTCTGGTTGCGGATATGGAGGAGTCATCTTTGTATAGACTTGCCCATCTAAATCCATTATATGACCAGCTAAGCGCTCCCAATAGTTGCCCCAGAAATGCTCGATATAAAATACTTTTACTGCTTGAGTTTCTGTGTCATATCCCATAAATTGCCCTGAAGATTTAAGAGCGCCAGGATTGATGTATGAACTGGAATTACTGTTGCCTTTGCCAAATTTAGCTTGCGTGTTGGTGGATTTACTTATTAGCCATAACAGATAAGTTATAAAATCTCTCTGTGATTTATAACTTATATTCCATCCTGCACCATTGGCCTCTGCTCTTGCAATCTCCGTCTGTCCTGTTTGACTGGCCATTGCTGCCCCTGTAGCTATACTTCTTAATTTTGTCCCGTCATAATACCCATCAAACATAGCCCTGTACATGTAGTCATTTACATTCCCGTCCTTATCTGTAAATGCATAAGCTTGGTAATCTTCATTGTATTTGACGTTTGAAAAAATGTAGTATTCATGAGTAGTGTCCTCGTATTGATTCACCCACAATCTCTTGAATTGCGACATTGCGTTTCCCTCAAAACTTGGATTGTCAATATCGGATACCGTTCCGTCTGCTTTTAAAGTTTGGTCATTCCTGTCTAGCTCATATGCCACTGTCCCGTCATAATTAAGCATGACTGGAGTGTTTACCCACTCTGCGAATTTTCTCCAGGAGCCAAAGTTAAACTCCCCTGTTGTATAGTCCATGTAAGCCGGGTTCATTCCTACAGCGTCATATAGGTATTCAACTCTTGTATCAGGATTGCTATCGTTCTTGTCAATTTTGATACCGTATCTGAAAATATTTAAAGACAGTTGTTCTTCTATATTCCCAACCATACTGTCTAACTCTACCAATCGCCCCCCAGTCTCCTGCAGAGCCCCTTCCACATCAGCTGAGGTAAAATAGCCTCCTGTATCAGTGATTGGCACTTCACTTGCAGACTGGTCATCTTTGGCATTAGCTTCAATACCTGAAAGCTTGGTCTTTTCCGAATCAGTGAAAACATTTGTGTTCTCGTTGCTTTCATATGCTGTCTTTATCTCCACTGCGGTCTGGTCTGCTGTTGCTCCATCTTCTATTAATAATAATTTTGAATAATCTTCTTTGCTCATCAAACCATCATTGGATGCAGTGGCCAAACCCTCAACTCCACCGATGTCGTCCCAGCCTGTGCCATCCCACGCATAGTTGATGCCACTGTCTAAAACATTGTAGACATCACCCACGACTTGACCGCTGCCTGGTAGAGCCTCAAAAGTTGCAACATTTCCTCTAAATTTGTACACCGAGCTCACGATGTTATCCACTTCATTTTTAGTGTACGCGTCTCCTATGCCGTAACCTGAGAGAGTCATAGCCTTATCTGCCTTTCCATCTAGTGCCCCTTGTGCAGCTGTACTAATAGGCTTGTCGAGGTCTGAAGTGTTGTCGACATTGCCAAGCCCTACATCACTTTTATCAAGAGTGACCGCACCAGTCTTGTTTGCTACACTTTCGACTGTGTTTGCTTCAGCGCCCTCTTCTACTCCTGCAAGCTTCTGCTTTTCTGCAAGAGTGTAGTTCTCATCAGATAAGCCTTTGCCCTCTACCTTATCAACCTTCTTTTCAAACTCAGCTTGTGCTGCTGTACTGATAGGCTTATTAAGGTCTGATGTATTATCCGCATTGCCCAGGCCCACTTGAGCCTTTGTTACCTCGTGAGGATTCGTTTTATCAAGTACGTGCTCGATAAGAGCTTCTCTTGTGTCGCCTTCCACATATTCAAGCATATCCCATGCTGTCACGCCATCCCCAAGCTTCAGGAATCCCGTGTCCTTCTCATATCCTATTTCCCCATCTGCAAGGATAGGATTAAACGAGAGCCACCTGTCACTGGTGTCTCGCCTTACCTGTAATTTATAAGCCATTTGCACCACCTCCATCAATGATAAAATCTTCTGTACTGTATGTCGTGTCTGCTCTTCCTCCATCTATGTTAAGTAGATTGTTTGCCTGTGCTATTAAGGAGGTTATTATGTCTATCTCCTCTTGTGCAGGAGCTGTAGTCTCAAGTGACCTGTCAATTTGCCACACTAGCAGTGGAGACTGCTCCAGTTTATTTTCATCCCATCTAAAATTGAGCTGAATGTAATTTATACCGACCTGAATCATGGAGGCGTATATCGGGATGAGGATATGCCCTTCGTCATTAATGCCGAGCGGTTCAGTTTCAACTTTAACCGGATCCAAGACAGCAGTTATGGTTTTGCCCTGGATATCGTACTCCCCTGGGTCTACGGCCAAGGTTAAAATGTCATTCTCCAAAGTAAAGTGCTTTGTTTTAACCCTTACATCCCGCTTTTCGAACATGTCAATTAATATCATCTAACCACCTCCATTACGGCGCTAAGCCGTAGCTCTTTAGTAAGTTTATATACGTGTTAACTTTATCGATTACTTGTGAAAGAGTAGCACTACTAGACAGAGTGGAGTAAGCAGAGCTGCTGTAAGGGCGATTAACTGGATTTTTGTTGAAAAACCCTAGCATAGTTCCGCTGTGCTCAAAAGTTCCGGTCACATCTAACTTGTCAATCTTGGAAACCTGCGTTCCTGAAGAAACCTCTATTCCTCGGTTAAACTTTTGTACCGCATTATTAAAGGTGATTGTGCCATTAACGGAACCCCCATTTCCCACAGTTAAATTGCTCCCTACGTTTAAATATGGCAGGTAGTTCCAATATGCAGCGCTTGCAGCTATCCCTCCATTAAAGGTAACCTTTCCAGAATGGGTGTAATCTCCTGCCATGGTTCCGCCGCCGTCCACACTTAAACTGCCATCAACACTCAAATTCCCTCCTACAGATGCATCTCCTGGTGTTTCTAGACTGCTCCCGGAAACCTTTCCTGATGCTGCCATAGCTCCGGTTACTGTTGCCCCAGATTTAGCCTTCAACAAGCCGGTTACATCCAACCCTTGTGTCATTACTACCTCTTCAGCATCAAAAAGATAATTTTGTGTCGCTTCCCCATCGTCAGGAGCTACAGCATAACTCAAAGCGCCTATGATAACATAGGACCCTCCTGTTTTGGCAAGTAGCACTCTATCATTAAGCTCAGGCACATAGTTTGATAAATAGGCATACTCCTTTTCACTGGCTTCCTCTTCTCCGTCAAATAGGATTTTCGCTGTGCCATGAGCAAAAAGCGCCGAGACTGTTCCAAGCCTGAATGCGCTCTCTTTTTCTCCTGGTTCTGTTAGTTTAACAATGTCTTCCGTGTTTATCATATCTGAATCACTCTCCTACAACTATGAGTCATAGATCCTCCATTTGATAGGTCCATCTCCCAGTTGGTCTCAATGTACTTGTCTTTTATGCCAAATCTTGTGTGCTCACAGTAGATACAGTCCATATAGGTATGATGAGGCATCAGGGCCGTTGAAAAAACATATCGACCATAAACATTACTTGCCTCATATGCTATCCTTCGAACATATTCATCGAGAGCTGCCTGATCTGCGATATCATCCACCTGGCGAAAATCAACTATGGTCCTTCTCCTGTTTACTGTTGACGCTGGGCTTGCACTGTTTTGATTCGTATAAACTGACCTGAGGGCCTCCGCTTCAGGGTTTGATGCCACAACTACCCATTTGTTGGGCACATTAAAGAAATCCGCTTCCTCTGAGAGCGTGTCGGGGATGATAATGCTCATCTGGTCATTCTTATAGATGTATTCAGGTTGTCTCTCATTCGGCACTTGATAGGGGCTGGATCTAAAATACCCGGCCTCATCTACCCAGATGGAAGTATAGTTTATTTCTGATAGCAAGGCATTCACCACATCGAGCTTACTTGTCCCAATCTCAAACTCTCTATCCGTTCTAAGAATAGCTGCGTTAGCTGGGATGTTAACCTTCCATATTCCGGCACTATTGAGAATCTGCCTTATGGCCGTAACATAATTGGCCCCTTTAACAACCCTATACCTATTATCGAACTTGTCTTCCCTTATGATCAGGGATGTGTCATAGGCTTCTATGTTCCTATAGATGCTATCTCCGGCAAATCTTTTGACAGGCGAGGCCATCATGAACACACCAAGTGGAAACTCGTGTTCTCCATTTAGGATATAGACAGGTCTTATCCTATCATTAACCCAGTCCACATCATCAATCTCTGTTTCCTTGATGTTAAACCTTCCTCTTCTCTTTATCTGAGCGAGACTGTTAAGCCCTAGACTTCCGTCCAAGGCTGTCAGCTCACCAATCTTGATTTCTTCATAATTCAATAGGTCATAGCGAAATGTCACTTCCCTTATTCCCTGCTTGAAATGCAGAATGTCTTTTATGCCTTGCGATATCTCAATCATGGTTACACCTCTACTTCCGTGAGCGAGAAGGATACCAAGTACCCAAATTGGTTCCTGTTTGATGTAATGTTGAACACCGCCCCTACTATGACACTGCCGTCATTATCTCTAAATATTAAAGGCTCTTTGACATGCAGGAGATCGATCAGTTCATCTAGCTCATCCGTATTCTCAAAGAAGCATGTCAAGTTCATCTGCTGGCCCTTAAACGGTGTAAATTCTACAACCGGATATGCTCTCCCATCCAAAGCGAGAAGTGCTCCTCCCTGTGAGTATGTCTTGGACTTACTGATTGGGTTGGAGTACCCATATAGAAGCTTAAGGTAGTCCTCTGGGCTTGAATATGCTGCTATGGTGTTGCCATTAAATGACGCCTTCCCCGTTGCTATTGTGCTATCTGCAAAGTTATCGTTTATGTCTACCGCTCTGACCATGTAATCATATTCCTTTTTATTCGCCCCAGTGTAATCATTGTAGACACCATTTTCCAGCTCTCCTACCTTCTGGCCGTCTCGATATACAAGGACTGTGTCTGCCGTTGAGGATGAAACAATGGTCACGGAATAAGTGCCCGAGAACACTGAAATTCCAGGGACTGTCGGCTTTGTGGTCACAAGGTTCAAACTATACTCCGACCAGGCGGAATATAGAGAAAATTCGTTTGCTACTCTTACCCGAATCTTGTACTCTCCATCCTCAAGAAACTCACTGACCTTGTGAGTTTTCTGCAGAGTAGGAACAGGCCCGGTATCGTATATGATCTGCCCTTCCTTCAATATCTGTATTTCGACAACTGAC